GCTGTTAGCAAAACTAGTAATAGCAAGTTTACCATGATCATGCAGTGGTACTTTTAAATCGCCTGATATAGTATTGTATGTGTTGTTAAGGTCAGCAACTAGTCCTAATGTTGCTCCTACAGGGCCTATGCCTCCACTAAAGTCAACAAGTTTATTACCGAATGCGTCTTCAAAAATCATTTCGCCATCAACTGGCATAGATATACCGTGTGATGCTAAAATGTTTTTTAAGTCTTGTGCGTCTTTAGCCATTGCAACAGCATCGTTAATTAGCCCTTGCATTTCTCCCATCTGGCCTTTTAATAATTCTAAGTCGAATCCAAGTTTGTCTAAACCGAACTGATTGAGTTGTGCCTGTAACGCAGATAGTTCTTTCTTCAAGCCTATTATTTTCTCCATTAATGCATTTGATGTTGGGAATCTAATAGGAGGTAATGCGGCTTTTATACCAGCAATTAATCCACCGAGGCCCATTATTTCTAATAATTTGGTTTCATTCATTGTAGTGAAATTGTTAAATATTCCGCTCATTTTGTCGTATACTGGCGTGCCTTCTAATGCCGACAATGCCGTTCCTATAGGATCTTTTGCGGCATCCATTACTGCTTGGGCGCCACTTAGTGCTTCTTTGCCAGCGGCTGTTGTGGCATCAAGGGCATCGTTAACTCCAGTAATTACATTTCCATCTTTGTCTTTATAACTGGTTCCTACATTAGAACCTTCTGGTGTCTGCACAGTATCTGGTTGTTTCTGATCTGATGTACTTGCCCCTTCAGGTAACTTTTCTGTAATGGTCGGGTCTGCTGATGCCTTTTTATTTGACTCCGCTATAGGGTCAGCATTATAATGTGCCATATACGGCTCTTTTGTAAGCATTGCTGTTACAATAGAGTCTATTTGGTCTACTTTGCCTGTTCTTTCGCCTGCTGTTGGTGCCATTGCCTCTGGCGTATCGTTTTCTTCTTGGGAATCCTCTGTCGGCTGTTTAGCTGGTTTATTTTTTGGGTCTTTCCACTCTGGTGGCTTAACTGCCGCATCTTTAAATTTGTTTGTTCCTATTTGAGGAGCCACTGTAGCAACTACTGCCGGGATAGGTAGCATTGCTGGCGCACTATTTAACTGTACTGTAGCACCTACAATTGCTGTTATGGCTGGCGACACAATAGTTGAACCTAATAGACCACTTGCCATAAATGCGCCTGTGTTTGCCATTAGTGATATTCCGGAGCCCCAAGGTGCGGCCACTCCTGCTGTAAATACATCAAACTTGGCACCACTGTTTGCAATCCTTCCTGCGGCACTAAAGTCTATGTCGCCGCCTACAGCAGTTAGTTGTGCTCCTCTCTGGCCTAATGCAGACCATTCTCCTGCCGCTTCAAATCTTATATTACCACCTACTCCCATTGGTGGTAAACCTAAGGCTCCTAGAGCAGGTATTCCTGCATAGTCACCATCAGCCTTTCTATCGCCTGCGGCTTTTACATGTACATTTTGTCCAGCTTCTATGTTAATATTCTTATCTGCTCTGAGATTTAAGTTACCTTCTGATCTCATGTTAATTGAGCCTTCACTAAATAAATTTATGTCTCCATTTGATGCTAACTCAAACCATGCGTTACCACGGTTGTTAATCATGTATATCGATCCAGTTGTGTCGTCCATTAAGATCTGATTGCCACCTTTTGAACGCAACCTAATCAATGAATTTGTTGGATGGTCGTCCATTACAAAACTGTGTCCACCTAATCTTAACTTATCATTTTCTGGATCTCTAGGACCAGGTGTTAAAAAGCCAAATACTTGGCTAGGTGCTTCTCTTCTTGCACCGCTGGTTCCTGCCCCTCTTAACGGATCGTTAATTAGTCCTTGTAATACTATTCCTTTTGCTATACTAGTATGAACCGGTCTAACAGCATCATTATGTGTTTGTTTTTCATCTCTGGCATTTTTTTCTTTAACAGGCATCATTATGCTAGGGTCAGTATAATTTAGCCCACTAGGATTGCCAGGTACCATGTGTTGCATCCTATCTGGATACAAGCAACTTAGTATAAATCCTCTTTTTGGATTCCCGTTAGCAAATGCTACTAAGACTAAGTTACCAACGTCAGGTGGCATCATCCACATGCCGTAGCTAGTTCGAGTTTGTGACGATGAAGAGATGTCTGTGCCTGTGCCGTCCATTTCTGTTGCACCTGCAAAAGGCGAAGTAAATTGTACATTAAAATGAGAAGTTGTCTTATCTTTCTCACCGTCTAATGCTTCTATGAAGACTCGTACCCTCCCTGCTCTAGTATAATCTTTTGAGTCAACAACTTGACCCACATATACATTACTCAATTGTTTCTTACTTAGTGCCTGATAAGCCTCATCGTCTCTAGAGTCTTTAGTAAATCGTGTTTTGTTTACATCAACCATTATTATCTGCCTCTGGATCTTCTGTAGTTATAGACGAGCCATCTTCTGCTGTGTCTTTGCGTCGTGATTCTGATTCGGCTTTTAATTTTGCCGCTTGTCTTTTAGCTTCAAGTTCCGCTAGTTTGGCTGGATTGGTTGGTATAATTCTCTGTGCTTGAATATCCACTGTAAATTGTCCACCTGAAAAGTTATTAGTACATTTAATCAATCTATAAATTCCACCAAAAGTTCTTGACTCGCCATCACCGGACCAGTAACCACTATTTATTTCACTGTCTTCATCTCGCCAATCCATATCGAATGTCTTAGGCGAACGTATACTTAAATAAAAATGATTGTCGTTTTTTCGAAAGTTAGCAAATTCACTATTTGACGGTTCAAGCGTGTCTGTGCCTAAATACCAAGGGTCGCCTCTTAATGACATATCTAAATTTATTAGGAATCCTATATCGTTTGAGTGCTGACTTGCAATAACACCGAATAAACTATTTTGTAAACTACCTTTCTTAATAGTTCCTGATTGGTTGGCGGTTTCTGCTTGCATAACAGACGTTATAATTCTAGGCTTAAGACCTTCAAAGCCAGCTGTTTTTCTTTGCTCTTCGTTTAGTTGTAAGTAGCCTAATGCAGAAATTTCGTCTGCAGTTAGAGGTGTTTCTAATGGATTAACTAAGTCAACTGCGTAATTGACTCCTGATAACTCCAGAGCACTATCTACGTCAAACGACTCCACTGCAACAGAAGAGTTAATCTTGTTATTTGCGAGTAATTTTTTGGTCTGGTCCGATTGTTGTATTGCATCTTCTAATGCTGTTCTGGCAAGGGCGTTCTTACCTTCTATAGCATCTTTTATAGTGTTGTCATCTAGTCCTGACATATCTGATAATGACTGCATAAATCCACTAGCGGCATTCTTGCCGTCTTGAACTTGCCCTGCTAGTGCTGTGATATCATCTAGAAAACTAGAAAATTGATCTGCTAGGTTTGCCTCTTCTGTTTTATTAGTAACAGCTTTAATAACACCTTCTGCAGTCACGTCTGTCCTAAGCCCAACTGAGCCTGCTATTAGACTTTGTGCATCGGCGCCTGCGCCAATGGCTCCGCCTTTTGGTGGGACTAAGAGTGCAATACCTGTGTCATACTTGATATCGAGATTTAAGATTTGGTCGTTTAGGCCCGAAAACAAGTAATGGTATGATTTTTTAATTCCGCCAGTATCAATTATCTCTTGTGTCCTTTGGACATATTCTTCTTCTGTTATAATAGCTTCTTTATGATCTACTATAATATCATTTCTTGAACTTTTATATAGTGTAGGTATGTATGTAATTTTGTATGCATACGCACTTCTTATTGTATCGTACTTTAATTGCTTTACTTTTGCATCCATTTTATACCAAGTAACGAATGCGGCTTTTGATGTTACTTCGGATTCTGGGTCGTCTATAGCTACTTTTCTTGATATTTTTGTGTAAAATTCGTCGTTCATGGCTAACAATATGCCTAAATATTTTTCTATAGTCATGCCTTTTGTTGCTTTTATATTGTCGCCGTCTATAAGTTTTTCTTGTTCCTTGACAGCGTCTTCGGGCTCTTCAGCAATAGCTTTACCGTGTTCAACAGCATCGCCAATGGCAAAAGACATGTTTAGCTGTCTGTTAATATCTTCTACTTTAGGGTCGGTATTAGTAAACACTTTCTCGTCGAGAATTGCTGTGTCACTCTCAGTAGTTGTTGTGATTAATTGACTTAGGTCAAACTCAAATTCGTCCGGCACAGAATTAGTTGCTGAATCTTTGTGGTAAGCATTTAATTGGTCTGTTAACGAGGTTAAATGCTCTGTTATAGTTGAGCCTGATGTATTAATAGGAGTAGGTAATTTAAATAACGGATAAGTGTAAGCATAGGTTGACATAGGCTTAGTTTCAATATTATACACACTTCCGCCAGCGTTAATTTCTGCTGTAGCTCTAGTAAGGTGTAATTTCCATCTATAAGGTCGGGTTATTATTGACGGCTTTCCACTTTCTTCATTATCCTCAGGTGAATCCGAAGTCTTGCCATCGGCCGAATCTACTACTTCTGCACTATATCCCTTCCACGAAATTTCTAAAAACATAATAGGCATAGAATCAGCTTCTTGTCCTAAGTATGCTCTTGCTAATTGTAATTGATCTAAAAACGTTGCGGCGCCTGGTTGAGTTATAGTAAAATTAATTCCTACTGCATTTGGACCTTCTGTTGTTTTTAAAGATTCTATAGTTAAGTCATCAATTGTTGTTGCTGTAACACCTGTTTGTGCTAATATAACTATGTCTGCTGGGCTACCTGTTAGCGACTCATCAAACGAAGCAGTACCTGAGACAGCATCTTCGGTTTTTTGTTTCGTCATCATGTACAGTTTAAGATTGTAAGTAGGTACTGCATAATTGTCGAGAACGTTCCCGTAAACTTTGCCTACATATGGGTCATCTATCTGTGGTATGTTGTCAGGCTTAAATGGTTCCATATTAACCTATGATGTTTGCTATAGTTGAGCTTGCTGGTAACTTTATAACAGTACCTGTTTTAAAATCTCCTAGTGGATCTTTTAATATATCCGGATTTCTTGCGGCAAACACCCACCATAGTGCTGTTTTTTCATATAAAACGTAAGCTAATTTATCAGGTCGTTCTTCGTACTCTGCTGTTATAGTGAACGACTCATCATTGATACTTTTACCAATGCTAGGCAAGCCAGTGTTAGCGCCGAGAAATTGAGAATCTAGCATTGTTGCATTTCTTAAGAAACTGTTGTTTTTATATCTAGCCATTATACAAATCCATCCTTATATGCATCACCACTTGTAAGTCTTGCAAGATCAAACTTCCTTCTAAGTTTTTGTGGAGTGTAAGTTGCTTCCATGTTAACCATTATGTTACAACGGGTTGGTACATAGGTTGTTGTTGTTCCTATTTTTACTGGAACATAATCAACTTCTTCTGGTAATACAATGTTGTAACTTGTTACCACTACTGGTACGTCATTAAACATATGGTCACCGAGATAACTAAACAGCAACACAGGAGGAGGTGTTCCGTACATACCTGACTCAACAGCACTATCGCCGTAAAATCCTTTTCCGCATATTTTTAAAAATGTAAATACTGCTAACAAGTATCGAGCTTCGTATATATCGTTAGCAGTCCAGTCACTTGACAAAGGAAACATCGGTGGTGTGCTATTTTCAAATGTATTAATTTGATAATTCATTCCTTGTAGGTGTGCTTGGTTATAATTTGTTTGTCCTTGTACCATAAGAGTAGGTGTATACTGCCAAACTAGTCCGCCCGATTCTTCTATAGGTCTAAGCATGTAATCTTCAAAATTATCTTTTGATGATTTTGCATAAAACGTGTTCTCGCCACCTTTCTTCGGTCTTAGTCTAGCTCTCCAGTCTTTTGATTCTTTTAATGTATCATCTTCTTTAAGACTGGCCGCGATTTCTGACATCGTTTTTGCGTCTTGCAGTAGTTTTTTAATTCTCTCATTGATGTCTGCTTCTGTAAAAGCAGTATTTGGGTTGTCTGGTAATCCATAGCCTGGAAAAGCAGAGCCTAACATTCGGTCAAAGAACGTTTTTGCTGTAGGATTCAGTTTGCTACTTGCTTCAGCTATTTTGTTATTTAATAACCCATTAAAGGCATTTTTGCTTCTGTCGAATATTCCCATATATATCTCCTATAGTTGTATTTATCACAATCATTAAACGCTGTTTTAATATTTCACAATATTGGCAAATTCTTCTTGACTTTTGTTAAGTATAGTATATAATATGTGTTTACAATTGAATATCTGGAGAAATTATGGCGGCACCAAAGAAAGTTAATTACCTGAACAATAAAGATATTCTCAAAGAAATCCACAAAAGCAAGATGAGTTTTTGTTGGTTGTCTGATGAGAAATACTTCCAAAACGACATTATAGTTAATGATGTAAGTGAGGTTACTGCACAAATAGTACTTCAAGCAAAGGAAAACCAAGCATCTAGAATGCAAAGTGAAGCTTACGCAGAAGCAATGTTGGCACACGGTACAGGCGACTACAGAAACAAACCAAAGCAAAAAGAGTTTGCAATAGACCTCGACACTATATCAGATGAAGATGTAACATTTCGTGTAATGTCAATGGAGCATATCCCACTAGAGCCGGGCAGGAAGAAGAACCCACGCAACGAAGCAGAAACTAAAGCAAAAGTTAATTTTCCTCCATTTAAGCACTATGCATATCAAACTGGTGAACTTAAAGAAGTAGCGAGAAGTCACTGGGAAGGTAGTTTAAGTAATGGTGATTTCAATCCTGGTGTTGGTAGAATTACAAACAAGTTAGGAACAATGTTCTTAAAACTTGTTGAAAGGTTTAGTCACAGAGCAAACTGGCGAGGCTACACTTACGTCGACGAAATGCGTGGACAAGCACTTGTTCAGCTAAGTCAAGTAGGCTTACAGTTTAACGAAGCAAAATCGGATAATCCGTTTGCTTATTATACTGCGGCAGTTATTAATAGTTTCACAAGAGTGTTAAACTTAGAGAAAAGAAATCAGAGCATTAGAGATGATATTTTAATTGAGCAAGGGCACTTACCTAGTTACAGTAGACAAATTAAACACGAAACAGAAATGAGAATACTGCGTGAATCAATGGAGTCAGACAAGAGCGACGAAGGAGCATTTGAATAATTCATGCCCAATCTCTTTAAACATGCCGCGTGTTTTACGGATATTCACTACGGCTTAAAACAAAACAGTAGATTACACTTACAAGACTGCGAGCGATTTGTAGACTGGTTTATTGCGGAAGCAAAAGCTAGAAACTGCGAGACTTGTATTTTCTTAGGCGACTGGAATCATCAGCGAGCAAGTGTTAATGTTGCGACAATGAATGCCGCAATTAAAGACCTTAAGAAAATTAATGATGCATTCGAAACTGTTTATTTTATAACAGGTAATCACGATTTATATTATCGTGATAAGCGAGAACTTAACAGTATCGAGTATGCTAGGGATCTTTCTAACTTTGTTATGGTCGACGAACCATTTGAACAAGGAGATGTATCAATACAGCCTTGGCTAGTTGGTGATGAGTGGAAAACTCTTACTAATAGTAAAGCAAAATATATGTTTGCACATTTAGAATTGCCTTACTTTAAAATGAATGCTCTTGTAGAGATGCCAGATCATGGAGGACTCAAAGCAGAACACATTGCAGGTCCTGACTATGTGTTTAGTGGGCACTTCCACAAACGCCAGTACAAAAATAATATACATTACATCGGTAATGCGTTTCCTCATAACTATGCAGACGTCGGTGATACCGATAGAGGTGCTATGTTCTTGGAATGGGATAAAGAGCCTGTGTATGTTAACTGGACAGCATGTCCAAAGTATAAAGTGTTTACCCTTAAAGAGTTACTTGATAATCACGAAACATTACTTGACGAATATACTTACGCAAGGGTAAAACTTGATATTAGTATTAGTTACGAAGAAGCAAACTTTATTAGAGAAAAATTTGCAGAGCAATACAATGTAAGAGAACTACAACTTATGCCGATCAAGGAAGAAGAAGAGGCATACGAAGGTGGCGAAATTCAATTCGAAAGTGTTGATAAAATTGTAATTACACAATTAGAGACTATAGAATCGAACACCATTAACAGAGATAAATTAATTCAAATTTACAATGGAATAGAAACTTAGTATGTTAAAGATTAAAAACGTATCTGTTAAAAACTTTATGAGTGTTGGAGCTCAAACTCAAGCCGTAAACTTTGATAACGTTAATCTCACGTTGGTGCTTGGTCATAACTTAGACATGGGTGGCGATGGCAGTAGAAATGGTACTGGTAAGACTACTATTATTAATGCACTAAGTTATGCACTATATGGTGAAGCATTAACAAACATTAGACGTGATAATTTAATTAACAAAACAAACGGTAAAGCTATGATGGTTACTGTTGATTTTGAGATCAACAATATTAATTATAGGGTTGAACGAGGAAGACGCCCTAATATTTTACGGTTGTTTATTAACGGCACAGAACAAGAAGACCAAGAACAACAAGGCGATAGTAGGGAAACACAAAAAGACATAGAGAAAATTATTGGGTTTCCGCACTTGATGTTTAAGCATTTAATTGCGTTAAACACATACACTGAGCCGTTCTTGGGCATGAAAGCAAATGATCAACGAGCAATGATTGAACAGTTACTTGGCATTACTGAACTTAGTGAGAAAGCAGAAGTACTTAAAGAACTCACTAAAAATAGTAGAGACAGCATTAAAGAAGAAGAAATAAAAATAACTGCAATAGAGTCTAGTAACAAACGTATTGAACAAAACATAAAAGAAATCGAGAGTCGAAGCAGAGCCTGGGCAAAAACATACAAAGACAAAATAGATAGTATGACTACGTCTATTAGTACGTTGATGGAAATAGACATTGGCGTAGAGATACAAAATCATAGAAGTAATGCACTTATAGTAGAGCAGTCCTCTACTGCTAGTGCGTTAGATAAAGATAAAAAAAGATCTATTACTTCTATGGATCGAAGCAACACAACTATTACTGAGTTTGAAAATAACTTAGTAAAAGCAAAAGAAGGCGTTTGTCCTGCATGTGAACAAAGTACAGCACATTTAGATACACACGAAGAGTATACTAATGATATTGAAGACAAACTTGCTAAAGAAATAATTTATAGAGATGATTTAGTCCAGCAAATTGCTAATATCGAGTTAGCTAAAGTTGAAGTTGGTACTATCCCGGGTGTTGTCGATACATTCTATAACGACTTAGAAGGTGCGTTAGAACACAAACATAACTTAGAAACACTTGCACAACAGTTAGAAGAAAAAACAACAGATGTTAACCCGTATAACGAGCAAGTAGAAACTTTGCGTGACACTGGTATGCAGGAAGTAGACTTTGAAACTATTAACGAACTAACATTCTTAAAAGATCATCAGGAATTTTTATACAAGTTGCTTACAAGTAAAGACAGTTTTATTCGTAAACGTATTATTGATCAGAATATATCTTACTTGAATCACAGGTTAGCATACTACTTAGAGAAGTTAGGTTTACCACATGATGTTAAATTTAACAGTGACTTAACTGTTGAAATTACAGAGTACGGTAGAGACTTAGACTTTGATAATTTAAGTAGAGGAGAACGTAACAGACTTATATTAGGACTTAGTTGGGCATTCCGAGACATATATGAAAGTCTCAACCACCCAATGAACTTAATGTGTGTTGACGAGCTTATTGACAGTGGCATGGATTCTACTGGTGTTGAAAATGCGTTAGCAGTACTTAAGAAGATGAACAGAGACCAAGGTAAAAATATTCTGCTCATTTCTCACAAGGAAGAACTTGTAGGTCGTGTAAATAACGTATTAACAGTTGTTAAAGAAGGTGGATTTACTGCCTATAACACAGACACAGAATACCTTACATAATATGACATGGATTTTCGAAGGCAAGACAATTGATACCCTCCCAGAGGATTGTGAAGCATTTGTATACTTAATTACAAATACTACTGACAATAGAATGTATGTTGGTAAAAAGTTAGCCAAATTTAAAACGACCAAGCCTCCCTTAAAAGGCAAAAAGAACAAACGCCGTGGCACTAAAGAAAGTGATTGGCGTACTTATTGGGGCAGTTCGGATCACTTAAATGCTGATGTACTAAAACTAGGTGAAAACAAATTTATACGAGAAATTTTACACTTTTGTCCAAGCAGGGGAGTCGCTAGTTACCTAGAGGCTAAAGAACAGTTTGATAGGAAGGTCTTGCTATCGGACAAATACTATAATGGTATTATCAATGTTAGAGTAGGCGGTTCAAAAATCTTACGTGAAGGTCTTAAGAATCGATAACTATATATTGAACTACACACAAACATGGCACTTAACAGACACCAAGTCTAACTCTTAGAACACCGACACCAAGTCTAACTCTTAACAAACAACATATACGGTTGACGGGCCTTTTATTATTCCGTTGCGAAATCCATTCTGATGTGAGATGGTAAGCCAAGCAGTGGTTGTTATGCGATTCTTAGCACTACCCGGTTATGCCGGATGCTGAAATGTCTACCCTATGGTACGATACATTTGTTAAGTCTTAATAGTTGAAAAGTTATTGCAATACTTTGTATTTCCATCTTGAAGCGAGTTGGAATTAAAAATCGACGCAGGTTACGGTAAGGTTAGAGCCAAACAAAGTGCAAAACACAAACACCTGTCTTCGTTTACGTCCGACGCATACTCGCATGAGGTCTGAGGTTTATATATGGAGCCACTTAGGTAGGCTTCATATGACCTCGATATCTGCATGAAATCGTTTATGTTTAAAAAAAACTTTCTTACTAAAAAACTTTCAATCAAGTGAATGAGATGAGTGAAACGAATGAATGAACGTAGATTGGAAAGACACGAAGTGTCTCTTAACTTAAGACTATTATATTAGGGTTATATTTGCAAAGCTCTAAAACTATTACCTACTAGGTAGAACAAGAATTACATTTCTTCTTGATGTTTTCCAGATTTGATTTGATTGTATTTATTGATTACTTCTACAGTAACAGAACGTTCTTTAGCAGACATCATTTGAGCATCAAGCCATGATATACTCCCGCCACTATACACAGCAATTTCTATTAGGCTTTTTTCTAATATTGTAGCTTCTGAGCGGAGTCTGTTTAGGAACTCCAGAGTAGCCTCGGGTGTTGCGTTTGCTAAGAAGCTGTGGAAAAATTTACAGGATCAAATGCAATTTCTCTGTCGTAGACTTCCTCGCATTCCTCACATTGTAACTTGAATGTTTTATTAACACCTATTTTGTTGATCTCTTGTATTTCGGATTCTATTTGTTTTCCAATTTTTGCATCACAGTTGTTTAAAAACTCTACAATGCTTTCTTCATCAGTTACAACAAAGTCTTCACCATCTTCTTGGGTGCCAGTAATGCTGTTTACACTATTAGCAATAAGTGAGAAGTTTAAACCAGCAATAGCCATAAAGTTAGTATTAAACGCTTTTAGTTGTTCAACCTCATCTTCTATT